AAGAAATCATCAAACTTGCTATGGAACAGATGCAATGTGATGACTTCGAACCAGTTAATTCTCTTTGAAAACTCTTTTGAAAAAACTATCTCTAGTTTCTTCAATACTTATCCAACGTTGATAATTTCTTCGATGAACATCTATTGAATGACCCATCGCAGATGCTGCATCATTTTCACTAACGTGACTCCACTCAGGCATAGTTGCTAAACGTATTGCCCAGGTGTGACGAAGGTCATAAGGTTTAACTTCTTCTTTCTTTGCATTTGATACATAAGCACCAGTATTATTAGGTACACTTGCCTTCCAAGATGGGAGATCTTTTCTAACACTTTTACTAATCCAATTACCTAAGTAATCGTTGTTCGTGCATACCCCTAAATCACTAGGATCTTCACCAGTCCAGGGTTTTGACATATCCTTACCAGATACAATTTTAGGTTTTGCTCTTCTATGCAATAACTCCTGATTTTCTTTTAAGTTATCTAATAACGAGTATTTCTCAACCCAATCTGGATAGATAGGAAATGTGTAGTGTGCAAATTTAGATTTAGACCTCCAATTACCTGGGATATAAATAAAACTATCTTCCAAAGTATTGCTAGTTCTATCTTCATTCATAGGAGAACAATGCCAAAGTTCATGGTTTCTAAAACCGTAGCAATTCATCATGATCAAGCACCAAATTGCTAATGGATGTTTTTCATAATTAGCGTCGTAATATTTTTCTGCTTGTTCTTTAGTTGGTATTGCTCTTACTCCTACAAGATCACTCCCAGGTTGATAACGTTTCTTCTTTCCTACGCTCGCATTATTTTGCTGTCTTAACTCCATTAAGTTATGACGAGTCAACCATGAAGGTTCATCACCAACTTTTGTACTTACTGCTAAACGTAGTTGCTCAAGAGCGTCAAGTCTATTTCTAAATGGTCTGGAATCTATAGATTTTTCAAATAACCAACCCTTGAATGCTTTCCAAGTTAAAGGAAGATCCTGATTGGCAGCGTTATTAATTAGTCCTCTAATATTCTTCGCAGAAGTTTGCTTCATGGTCATTGTTAAGTGATTATCAATCCACTGAAGTAAGGTCTTCCAGTTATATGTTTCCTCCTCTGAATACTCCTCACCCTTTTCAATTCTTGTTAAAAGTGTGGGGATTTTCTCATCAATTGGGTATTCCTTTTCTCCTAACCACTCAACTAATTTCTTTGCATTGATAACATCTTCAATTACTAAATACGAAAGTGGATTTGCAGAGTAGGTTTTTTTATTCTGTTTATCCCAGATTTTTATATAGGAAGATTGTCCAACAAACTTACGAAGTTGGTAACGTGTATTTTGACTATATAGAGAGTCTACAATGGACTCCCATGTCACTGGTTTAGGTCTTGCTCTAGGCATCGGGGTTTGAATCTTATAATCACTATATACGTTTCTATATATAGATGCAAATCAGGATGGTACAAGATGGTCAAGATGGACATCAATTTGACTGACGCAAATCCCCGTAATCCTAGTGATAGACACAAAAAAACCGGTCATAGACCGGTGTTTGATATGGTGGCGGGGGGAAGATTTGAACTTCCGACCTTCGGGTTATGAGTCATACATGTAAGTACCCTAAACCCTTGGTATGACTTGGTTTTGTGCATCGACATATACACATATATATACGCGAATATGGTCGTAAGGTTGGTAACCTTACATTTGCCTTAGTGAGGTAAACCCTTTTGTAGCAAGGGGTCTCATCTCTTCATGAACTTATCCATATCTTACACCCAATATCTATTAACACAACTATCTTTCCTGCTTATTTATGCCCACACCCGCTCAGATTGCAGAGCAAGTTGAACTCGAAAGAGATCAGATCCGACAAGGACTAGAACAACTCAGAAACAACACGAAAAAATTAGAAGAGAAAAGTTACGCATCAGCGACCGTTTATGGAATTAGTTCCATTGATACTTTGCTTCCTTTAGTTGTCGAAAGGATCGAACACACCGCCCACCGAATTAAAACTAGAAAAAATGGAAGATCTTTTAAGGAAATCCAAACATACCTTGCTGATCTCGAACCACTTGCCGCTGCAGCAATTGCCTGCAAATTAACTTTCGACAAGGTGTTCAGTTGCAAGGAAGGGTCTAATGCATTGGTCAAAGTATGTGAATCAATTGGTAATGCAGTTGAAGATGAATGCCAGATGCGTCACTACGAACAAAATGCACCTGGATTACTGAAAGTTCTAAAAGATAATTACTGGCATAAGTCCATCGGAACTAATCAAAAGATCAAGGTGATTAGCACTTTGATGAACCGGTATGACGTGAAGAAATGGAATACCTGGGGTGTATCTAACAGGGTGAAGTTAGGTGCTTGGTTATTAGATTGCGTGATGGAGACCAGCGGATGGTTCTACAAAGATATGAGAGTTCAGGGTAAACGAAGGGTCAATTTTGTACGACCTACACCTGAGTTTCTAGCAATCAAAGATCAGGTCATACATGACTTCGAATTGTTTGCACCACTTGCATATCCAATGCTGATCGAACCAAATGATTGGACAACGGATGGAAGGCACGGTGGATATTTATTAAATGAGGTAATGCGTGGATACCCAATGGTTCGCCGTGGCAATCAGGGGTCTATACAGGGAGAAACACCTGTCGCTTTTTTGAACAAACTTCAGAAGGTCGGATACCGTATAAATCCATTCATTGCTGATATTGCAGAAGTACTTCAAGAAAGACAAATTAGTGTCGGTAAGTTCATTCCAATAATTGATATAAAACTACCTCCAAAACCATTTGATATTGCAACAAATAAGGATGCTCGAAAGAGTTATCGAAGAGCAGCAGCAGAGGTAATGAATATCAACGCAAGTTCCTTCCGTAGATCATGTCGAACTCGGATGACTTTGAAGGCAGTTAGTAAATTTAGAGATAGAGAAAGTTTCTATTTACCTTGGAGTTTTGACTACCGAGGACGTGCATATCCAATACCTGCATTTCTTACTCCACAAGACACAGATTTCGGTAAATCCTTATTGAGATTTAGCGAAGAATCAGTAATGAATAAGGATGCAGAAGATTGGTTATCTTTCCAAGTTGCAACAACTTATGGATTAGATAAATCAACAATGTCTGAACGGTTGGAATGGACAAATAATAATCACGATTTAATCAGTCGAATTGCAATTGATCCAATAGATAATCTTCCTGATTGGGAAGGTGCAGAGGAACCTTGGCAGTTTTTGGCAGCATGTGATGAGTTCTACCACTGCGTAATTAAGAAAGATAGAACTACCACAGGATTAATGGTTGCTACTGATGCAACTTGCAGTGGTCTTCAGATACTTGCTGGTTTAGCAAGAGATAAATCAACTGCTGAATTAGTAAATGTTGTTCCATCTGAAAGACCTCAAGATGCATACAAGGTTGTTGCTGATCTATCTAAACCAAATATCCCTGAACATTTGAGGGGAGTTTGGGATAGAAAATGTACAAAGAGAACCTGTCTCACGATTCCTTATAACGCTAAACCTTTTTCAAACCGTACATACATAAGAGATGCTCTTAAGGAAAAAGGGGTTGAGATTAATAAAGATGACTTAACCCAAACAGTACAAGCAGTCAGAGGAGCAATGAACAAAGTTGTTCCTGGACCAATGTCTGTAATGAAATGGATAGAAACCGAAGTATCGAAAGCAATCACCCGAGGTGAAAAAGAACTGAGATGGGTCACACCATCAGGTTTTATTGTGAACCAGAGGTTAATGAAGAAACAGGTTGAACGTCTACAACTTCAGTTGCTAGGTAAGTGTGAAATGTATGTTGCTACAGATGAAACCGATCAGGTTGATAGGAACAGACATAAAGCAGCAACAGCACCAAACGTAGTGCACTCACTGGATTCTTCGCTTTTGTGCATGGCAACCATGCGTTTTGACGCACCAATTGCCACAATCCATGATTCAGTTCTTTGTCGTGCAACTGATATGTCATATCTATCGACCCTTGTAAGAGAAACCTATATGAATCTCTTTGCTAAGCATGACTTTTTAACGGACTTCGCAAATCAAATCAACGCGGAGACCGACCCACCTATCATTGGCGACCTCAAACCAGAGACAGTCATTGATTCCACTTATTTTTTCTGTTAAATGTATTCAATATTTGATAGTTTCTTTGCTCCACCACGAGTGATAGTTGTCTCGGAAGAGAGACTAAAGCAGGTAGAGCGAGACACTAAAGAGAAACAACTTAAGACGTTAGATCAACGCATTGAAGAACTAACGAAATATCGGACTTCACTCGCTGAAGAAATCAAAAACCTTACACCCACCAACACAGAGGCAACTTGTGATGTCTAGAAATATCCACACAACAAAAAATCCTGTCACTCTAGAAGGATTCCAAGCAGTACTAAAACCAAGTCAGTACGGATACAGTTTGAAAGCAGTTGTCTGTAAAGACATCATCGATCAACTGGAAGAAGAAAGAGTTGATGCTCTCAAATGGGCAGAGTCCAAATTAAAGAATCCAAAAAGATCAACATTACGTCCCGAACCTTGGGAGGAAGTGGCAAAAGGCAAATATATAGTGAAGTTCTCGTGGAATGAAGATAAGAAACCACCGATCGTAGATACAGAAGGAACACTAATCACAGATGTGAATACTCCTGTCTATGAAGGATCGATGGTCAAACTTGGATTTATCCAGAAACCATACATCCTGAAAGATGGTGTGACCTACGGTACTTCTCTTAAATTATCTGGAGTACAGGTCATCAGTGTTAAATCTGGAGCAGGTATAGATTCAGGAGATTTAGATGAAGGAGAAGTCGCAGAATTATTCGGTACGTGCAAAGGTTTTAAAACTCACGAACCAAATGTAAGTGCTGCTCCTGCAGAAGAAGTTGACGACGATGACTTCTAATGGGATTTCGCTCTGGATTAGAGGAGCAAATTTCAGACTTGATGGTGGAGTTAGGTATTGATCATGATTATGAAGCAACAAAAATTTCGTATCAGACCGAGCACTTCTACACACCTGACTTTTTCCTCCCTAATAAAAATATCTATCTAGAGGCAAAAGGATATTGGAGACCAGAGGATCGACGGAAGATTAAAACCGTCAAGAAACAAAATCCTGATCTTGATCTACGGATGGTCTTTCAAAATCCTTTTCAGACAATCTCTAAGAAATCAAAAACTACTTATGCCCAATGGTGTGAACGCTACAAGATTTTGTGGTGCTCATACCACAACCTTCCACTCGAATGGATCATATAGATAGTGACTTTGAAAGACATATACCTTGTGAAAATTGTGGTTCATCTGATGGAAATTCTCTCTATTCAGATGGACACACCTACTGCTTTGTATGTCATAAACGTACGTCACCCACTGACGAATTAAATTCCACCTACACAATGACTAACGATGTCCAACTCACTGGTTTCGCTCAACGACTACCGAAGAGAAAAATATCTCAAAAAACTTGCTCATTCTACAAAATCTACAGAGACGAAGACCTCCTACGCTTCCCTTATTTCAGCAGCGATGGAGTACTTCAAGGATGCAAGGTAAAGACTAAGAAGAAGATATTCAAATATGAAGGAGTTTCCACTGACACTTTATTTGGTCAGCATCTTTTTCCTACTACTGGTAAACGTATTGTTGTTACTGAAGGTGAACTAGATGCTGCCAGTTGTTATGAGGCAATGCCTGGATGGGCGATGGTCTCTCTACCTCACGGTGCAGCATCAGCGAAGAAGGATATACAAAAACAGATACCTTTGTTCCAAGGTTATCAAGAGATAGTCTTATTCTTTGATAACGACGAACCTGGACGTAAAGCAGCAGAGGAAGCATCAAATGTTTTACCTCCTGGCAAGGTAAAGATTGCTCGCATGGATGCTTATAAGGATGCATCCGAAGCACTCATGGCAGGAGATAGCGATGCCATCCGTAAAGCAATTTGGGATGCAAAAGACTATCGACCAGACGGAATTGTCGATGGAAAATCCCTTTTAGAATTGGTCACTACTCCACAGAAACCGTTTGATCATGAGTACCCATTTCAAGGACTCAACGAAAAATTACACGGTATCCGTTACGGCGAATTGGTTACTTTCACAAGTGGCAGTGGTTGTGGCAAAACTTCTGTTATGCGAAATCTCGCAGTAGACCTACTTCAAAAGGGTGAATCGGTTGGAATCCTAGAACTAGAAGCAAGTAATAGAAGGACAGCACTTGGATTGATGTCCACAGCAGTTGGTAAGAACTTGCATTTAGGAGAACACAATAAAGAAGAACTCAACGAAGCATTCAAAAAGACAATGGCGAACTGGAAACTCTATCTCTTTGATGGATTTGGTTCGTTCGATCCTGACATTATCTATAACCGTATTGAGTATTTAGCAACTGGATTAGATTGCAAGATCATCATCTTGGATCACCTCAGTATTTTGTTGAGTGGACTCGATGGAGATGAACGGCGAATGATCGATACGACCATGACTCGCTTACGTTCATTAGTAGAGCGTTGTGGTATATCACTATTTCTGGTTTCACATTTAAGACGAACTAATACTGATAAAAACCATGAGGAAGGAGCAAGGGTAACTCTCGGTCAGTTGAGGGGAAGTTCTCAAATTGCTTGTCTTTCAGATTCCGTAATCGGACTAGAAAGAAATATGCAATCAACAGATAAGGAAAGTACTACAACTGTACGAATTTTAAAAAATAGATATTCAGGAGAAGTTGGCGTTGCTTGCCAACTGAAATATGACCTACCCACTTGCAAATTTAAAGAACATGAAGTTGAGACAGACTTTAACCCAGCAACAGATTTCTGAAACAAGCAAACCTAATAAACCTAATCCACCTAAAAAACAAGATAAAGAGAACGCCAAGTTTATAGATAAAACATTTGCTTGGCGAAACGATGCTCGTATTTGATCTGGAGACGAACGGACTTTTACATGATGCTACCCACATTCACTGTATTGCGATCTACGATACTAAGACTGACAAAACCTTTGTCTACAACGACGAATGTCCTGGACAGGGTATGTCTAACCCTGTACATCAGGGAATCCAAGAGTTGCAACTTGCAGACTGCATTGTTGGTCACAATATTATTGGGTTCGACTTACCAGTTATCAGGAGCATCTTTTCTTGGTTCACTCCACCTGATAATTGCATTGATACTTTATTGCTTTCTCGGTTATATCACCCAAATATGATGGCAGTCGATCAGAAGAGGAAGTGGCAACATATGCCATTACAACTCTACGGTCGTCATTCACTTGAGTCATACGGATATCGATTAGGAGAGTACAAAGGTGACTTCGGAAAGACTTCTGACTGGAAAGAATGGAGTCAAGAGATGGAGGACTATTGCGTCCAAGACGTAGAAGTAACTAAAAAATTATGCACCCACTTCCACCGCTACCTGAATGGGTCGAACTAGAACATCAGGTCGCAAAAATATTAACCCAACAAGAATTACATGGATGGTACTTTGACCAAAATGCTGCACGGCAACTTGAACAAACTCTCAGAAGAGAACTGGAAGAAACTACTGAACTACTTCGAAACAAATTCCCTTTCGTTGCAGGACCAATGTTCACTCCTAAACGAACTAACGGGACATCAGGATATGTCGAAGGTGCTGAACTACAACGATTAAAAGACTTCAACCCATCATCACGAGATCACATCTCATGGATCTTACAAACCCACTACGGTTGGGAACCGACAGTAAAAACCAACTCAGGCAAACCGGTAATCGACGAGATCATTCTCAAAGATATTGGGACGGATATATCCCTATCTTTTTTGAGGATATTGGAACTGACCAAAGCGCTTGGAATGATATCCGAAGGAAAGAACGCATGGCAGAAACTTGTTACGACCTCTAGTCGAATCCACCATCACTGTTCAGTTTCAACAGCAACTTTTAGATGTGCCAGTAGAAATCCAAACCTTCAACAAGTACCCGCAGATGAACGATTCAGAAAATTATTTAAGGCGACTCCAGGTCAAGTATTGGTCTCCAGTGATCTTAATGCTATTGAGTTGCGGGTGCTCGCCCATTATCTCGCCCGATACGATCAAGGACGCTATGCCGACATCCTCATCAACGGAGATATTCACCAAACAAATGCCGACAAAATTGGCGTTACCAGGAGACAAGTAAAAACAATTTCGTATGCATTTTTATATGGAAGCGGAAACCTTCGATTAGGTAAGACATATGACCCACAACTATCGGAGGCGAAGGCGAGGAAGAAGGGAAAAGAAATTCGTGAAGCATATGTTGCTGCCATTCCAGGTCTTAAACAATTGCTGGAAGCGGTACACAAAGTTAGTTCACGGGGTTATGTTCGCGGACTCGACGACCGTCATATCCTGTGTGACTCGCGGCACAAATCCCTCAATTTTCTACTCCAAGGATCGGCGGCGATCATCGCGAAAAAATGGATGGTAATAGCACATGCGCAACGACCTAAGTCTGCTCACCAACTCGCTTTCATCCATGACGAATTGCAGTATGAATGTTACCAATCAGAGGCAGAAGAACTTAGACAAACTCTAGAAGAATCAGCAAAAGCAGCAGGAGAAAGTTATGGACTACGACTGCCTATTGAAGCAACTGCTAAATCTGGAGAAACATGGGCAGATGTCCATTAATCCACTATATGAAACTATTAATAGATTGCGATTTCATCGTATATAAATCGTGTGCTGTTACTGAATCAGAGATTGATTTTGGTAAGGATGTCATCCTTGTCACTTCACTTTTCTCTGAAGCATTGTCATGTACACAAAGAGAGTTGAATAAAATCTCTCAACACTTCGGATCATCAGCAGAGTTGATACTCTTCTTTAGTGATTCGACAAACTTCAGAAAGAAAATATTACCTTCATACAAAGGACATCGGCAGAGGAAGAAACCCTGTGGATATAAACGTGTAGTTAATGCATTAAAGAAAGAGTACGAGGTAATTGTCATGCCAACTTTAGAGGCAGACGACAGTATGGGAATCTATGCAACTAAGCATCCTGGAAACATTATTGTCTCTCCTGACAAAGATATGAGGCAGACTCCTGGAAAGTTATATGACTTTAAAGAGACCGTTGAAATTACTCCTGAACAAGGTGCTAAATGGCATCTCGAACAATCGATAGCAGGTGACAGTACCGATGGTTATTTAGGAATCCCAACCTACGGAGTTAAACGTGCTCAATCACTATTTAAAGAAAAAGGATATACCTGGAAAACTGTCGTAGG